GGGCATGAGTTATATCAAGGTAAGTTAGCAATTCCATATTTAACACCATCAGGTGTAATTGATATTCGCTTTCGTAGTCTAAACAATGACAACGGACCGAAGTATCTTTCTCGCCCTGGTGCTACCACTCACATCTATAACATTACTGCTCTGACTCAAGACAGTAGTATGTTAGTTGTTTGTGAAGGTGAGATTGATACCATCATTGCAACTCAGGTTGGCTTTACTGCAGTTGGATTGCCTGGTGCCAACAACTGGAAACCATACTACTCAAGAGTACTTGATGGTTGGGATAAGATTATGTTGTTTTGTGATGGTGATAATGCTGGCAGGGAAATGGCTAAGACAATTAGCCGTGAACTAGACAATGTATTCCCTGTGTTCATGCCTGATAATCAAGATGTTAATGATGTATTCTTAACAGAAGGAGCAGATGGATTACGCAGACGAGTGGGTGCCTAACCTTGGCTAAAAACTCATCGTTTGATTTAGACTTTGGATACGGGAGAAAAGGAGAACAACTTGTTGAAGAACTACTCACCGAAGGTAGAACTGTGGAGGTTAAGAGAGATAGAAAATGGTACAAGACTAACAACTTATACATTGAAACTTCCTGCTATTTTAAAAAGACCGAAGCATGGGCAGATTCAGGTCTTTCAGTCACGGAGGCTTCCTATTGGGCTTTCGTTCTACAGGTATCGGTCATCATGGTACCTACACCTGTACTTAGGTATGCAGTAGATAACTTTGGTAGAGAAATAACTTGCGAGATACCACCCAATTTAAGTAAAGGTTATCTAATTACAGTAGATGATTTGATGACCGCAACTAGAAAGTATAATGATGAGCCAACCAATGGATGAACAAGATAAAGTTTGGGAAACTATTTATAGTATAGCCCGACAAGTATCAAGCCGTTCTAATCGCATCCATCGCGGGCTTGTAAGCACTGATGATTTATACCAGCACATGTCCTTGTGGGCACTAGAACACTGGCATAAGATTGAACAATGGCAGAACGAAGAAAGTTTAAAGTATAAATTACGCAGAACTTTTTACAATGAAGCACAGAAGTATGTGGCTAAGGAGCGCTCAAGATACTCTCGTTCTCCCATGTCTGACTCTTTCTATTACACGCATCAAGTATTGCATGAGTTATTGCCTGATGTATGGGAGCATGTTGGTTGGGTTGATACACCTGATATGTCGCAAGAGTTTATTGCACACACAAGCAAGCCATCAGAAGGTGGTAATCGTTTAGCCTTGTTATCAGATATTGCCTTTGGTTTAGACCGCTTAAATAAGAACGATAAAGATTTGCTCCGTATGCGGTATGCACAGGGTGGCATGGATTTTGCTGCGCTTGCTGAAACTTATGGTGCAAGTGATGAAGCCATACGCAAGCGTGTCAAGCGTGCCTTAGATAAGTTGCAAGATAGGCTAGGTGGAGAACCACCTGTTTGGCGCGGGCGTAGGCGTGTTCGTAGCAATGCAGAAGCACAGGCAGAGATAAGAAACCAAGAAGAAAGAGGGGACTAAATGGAAACTATATTATTGGAGTTGCAGATGATGCTCCTTGATTTAGAGTTCTATAAATTGGTGTTAGAAATATTTATTAGTTTGGGGTTGTAATGAGTGATTGGATTGTTGTTTTAATTGCGTATGCCATGGGTAATGTTATGTGTATGCTTACGATTATGCTTGTAGATAAGACTAGAAAATGATAATTGGATTGAGTGGCTATGCCCGTAGTGGTAAGGATACTGTTGCGGAATTGTTGTGTCTTAATTACGGATACGAAAGAGTTTCTTTTGCAGACCCTATGCGTAAAGCATTATATGTCTTAAGTCCTAAGTTAGATGGCATAGTGCGCTTATCAGAATATGTAGATGATTATGGTTGGGATGTAGCAAAGCAGAACCAAGAGGTTCGCAGACTACTACAAGTCTTTGGCACCGAAGTTGGGCGCAAGATGTTTGGCTTAGATTTTTGGATTGACATAGCATTAAAAGATATAGATAACAGTAAGCATGTGGTCATTAGTGATGTCAGATTTCCTAACGAGGCTGATGCAATAACTAAACTTGGTGGCTCTATATGGCGCATCAATAGACATAACCATAGTGCTGTCAATGGACATGCATCAGAACATGCTATGGATAATTATTTATTTAATCATGTTATCTATAATGATGGAACACTTGATGACTTAAGTGATGAAGTATTTATGTTGGCTAAACATTTAGGCTTGGACAAATAGAGAAGCCTAGCAAGACAGGAGAGAATTGCTAGGCTTTTCTAAGTGCATCTAACTAATTGCTAGATGCACAAGTCTATAATTATACCACATTTTTTGGCTCTGTCATCTGCCATTTAATCATTTTACGCATAAACTTTCTTCTGTTTGGCGTAGTTCCACCCCATATTCCATAGGTTTCATGGGCTAATCCCCACTCCAAACAAGCCTCCATGACAGGGCACTCAGAGCACATCTTGTTAATCATCTTCTCTTGAGCATAGGTAAAAGTTTCCTGTGGTGGATAGAAAACTTCTGTGTCTATACCTTGACAGATACCACCAGTAAATAATTTATAGTTGTATCTTAAGACATAACGAGTTAGTTCATTGCCAGTTCTTGATGTTATTTTTATTTCTTCAAGTATCTCATGGTATTTTGGTTTCATTTCCTAATACCAGTTCTTGGCTAGGTGATGGGCGTATGCTCTGCATATACCTTTCTTGCCATATTTTCTTTCAATATATGCAAGTCCAGCATCTACTTGGGCATAGCCATTTAAGGTTGGTTTAACCTTTATATTCTTCCAAGTTTCAGGCATTAGTTGTGCGATACCTAGAGCACCACTTGATTTGTTGCGTGCCTTTGGTCGCCAATTACTTTCCTCTGTCCATAGTTCAAAGAGGCATGGGTATTGTTCAAGCATATCCATTTGAATTAATCTATCTACCGCATATCTTTGGTAGTCGTTCTCATAGTATGCAATTAATTTACCCTTGGGTTGGTGATTTATATTTACGATTGGTGTATTGATAATTAACAGCACACCTAAAGTTATTGCTGACACTATCCACAATCTAGCGTGCGGATGTATCTGTCTTAAGACATTAAACATTTTATACCTCGTCTTCCCACATGCGGTCAGGTTGTCCACACACACAATCTAATTCATCACAGTCATCACAGGGTTGGTTGATGCCTAGTGCAACATCATCTCCCTGTAGATACATAGGTTCAGACATTGCTTTCCTCCTCATTTTTCTTGAGGTCGTTGATGGTTGGTTGATTTAGTTCTTTATACATAGGTGCAAGTAATCTTTCAGAAAACTCGTGCACTCTATTGTAATACCAAAACTCCCACTCGTCTTTATCTATCTTGTTTTTGTCCACTATCCTCCCCCTCTGCTAGTTCGCAATCGTTGAGGAATTGAACTCTATCAAAGGTGGGGTCGTGTTCTTTGAAAGCATCAGCCAAGGCATCTACCAGCGTGTCTATCTCCCAAGTAGGTGCATCAAACTCATTTCGTATTGCAGTTATTGTGTCTGCAATTATCAGATAAATATTATTCACCACTATCTCCTGTCTTAAGTCCGATTAATTTGTTTGCACTTTCTGTGAGTGAACCCCAACTAAACTCAGCCCACCCACAATCTATACACTCGTCTTGTCCATTGATTTGCCAGCCACATTTAGGACAAGTTTTCATTTCTTACCTCCTGTTTTAAGTAATAACATTGGTTTATTGCAGTTTAATTTGGGACACCTAACTATGTATTTCTCCCATGGTTGCTGATAGATAAACTGTTTTCTAACAGTATCGCAGTAGCGACATACGAACTCATGCATTGGCATTGATTAAGACTTCTGCGCCATCAAATATATCGTGAATTGTTTCGTCAAAGAAAAATTCTTTAGCATATTCTTTGGCTTTCTCTTCGTTCTCTGCCTCAATCTCGTAAGAAATTGGCATAAGTTCTATAGTTATTCTATAGTTTTGCATTGCATTTCTCCTGTCTTAAGTAATGATTACCTTTTTAGTAATCGTTGAGTAATAATCTCACGAGTATCATCGTAAGAGGTAGAGGCTCGCCCATCTTTGCCTTCTGTCCACACAACAAGGCGGTGGTCGTATCGGATAGTGCTACCTTGTCCGTATAAGTCCATCAATAGTGATGCCCCTTCTGTATCCCTGCATGATGCTACATACCCACCTAGTGGGTCATAGACTTTGTATATTGGTGATGCTCCCATTACTTCCTCCCTGTTTTTAACTTAGCATATTCTGTTTTTATTTTATTTACAATATCAGTAAAGTTTTTTTCGTCTTCACTTGACCACATATTTTGTTCGCTTAATGATGAACTGTATTCATGTATTGCACCATTAATCATTAGCAGTTGTTCTGTTGTGAACTTCATTGTTTGCTCCCTGTCTTA